AAGTACTCATCTTGCTATTTAATTTTACCCCATACGTAATGGCTTTGTGTGTCACTCAGACACATATTGAAGGTTTAACATTTAACGATGTTAAAGAGCGCAATATAAGAGGAGGAATTGGATGCAACATCTGGTTTCTCATTAGTTTAGGTTGTAGTATTTACATCTTTTGGAAATTTCTGCAGGCAAATCGGGTTGTTTTGTGGTTGATTTTCTTTAGGGGTGCAAATGCTAATGTTATTGATGAATTCAATCAACGGGTTGTGCAATTGGTTGACAATTTTCCGGAACCAATTAGCTTGCTGGTTGTAGGTCTAATAGGGCTATACTCTATACTACTGATCATCAGGTTAATTTTCCAAAGGGAACATTGGTATAACGTGTTTCTAAATTTGTTCAGTTCTAAAATCAAAACTGATTATCGAGAAATCGTGCGTAAAGTGCCTTATACTAATGTTAAAGTCAACGAACAACATTCACACCCGGAGGCTGCAAAATTTCGAACATCTGCAAATCGTTGGATTGATGAAGCCGCACAAATTATGGGTTATCAACCATATAGTGTGTCTTGTTCTAATAGGGATATACGAAATGGCAATTCTGCTATTAGATATTCTTATTTCACCAAGGATTTGAGTATTCCTATGAAGAATGATAAAATAACAAAGAAACATGTTCTTAAATTTATAGATGTCGATTATTATGTTAACATGCGACATTATCTTAAGAGAGGTAATCCTGTGTTTCTTTATACTTTCGTTCCTGAAACAGTCTCTGGTTCAATACCAAATGGTACGTTCTTCATTAAGAATAATGAAGTGGTTACGACAATTAATGGAGGTTCTTCTTATCAACATCCTATTTGGGATTATGAGACGGATACATTAACAGTTGATTACTGGTGGGGATCATGGATTTATCTGGTTGAACAAATTAATCAAGATTTAGTTACCCAACGTAGAGTAATATTTTTAAATCCAACCAGGAAAATTTATGGTCCGTTTGCTTGGCTTTTGCCTGGTAAACGTTTGGGACGAGTCAAATATACTTTTGGGGGTTGCAACATTTTGAGGACGCAGCGTGACATACAGAACGTAACACGCACTCAAATTTCATTAGGATTGGACAATCAACGTATTTCGTTTAACTTACGAGAGGATATTTTGTTGGCAGCTTTTATTAGATGCCAACTTAGTAAAGATCCTTCTATCTCTGATGTTGAACGTATATTTAGATCACATAACTTGGAAGATCCTGATATAGCTGCTGCTTTATTCATACAGGTGTATAAAACTAACCCATCGGTGTTTAAGGAACAGCTTAACACTGTTAGTTTACCTACAAATTGTAATCTTGATAAACACACTTATCAAACTACATCTCCGTTAGTCACTGAAGATGGTAAGCCTATGGCCCGCCAAATAACACATGCAATTTTACCCAATGGTTTCGCACCCGCACGTTCGTTTAATAATGATACTGCGTGTGTGGCTGGTAGAATTGATAGATTGCGTAATCCGAACAAATCTGTCCCACCTTTTTATTTGAAGTGTAGAACGGAATTTCTCAATTTCTTAATACCTGATAAACTAATGCATACGTTTGCTCCTTGGAGTGAATATCAAGTTGAACAACAACAAAAACGTAAAACACAGAGGGCTTTAGCTGATAGAGCCAAACCTTTTTCACATTATTTGAAATTTGTGGTTAAGTCGTTTCAGAAAGCTGAGATCTATGGGAAGATTAGCTTTCCAAGGAATATTTCTACTGTTCCGACTGATCATAAATTGAGATTCTCGGCTTTCACTTATCCGTTGGCTGAACATTTTAAAAGGTTTAGATGGTATGCGTTTGGGTTGAATCCTAAGGAAATCA